ATGGTGGAAATTCAGATAATAATAGAGCAACGACAATATCTTATCAATTTTTAGATAGTCCAAATACAACTTCAGCTACTACTTATAAAGTTACTGTTTTTAAACACAGCACAACAGCTTTTAATATGAATAGAAATGGTACTGCAGGTGGTCAATTTTATGATGACAACTATGCCTCAACTATAACAGCCACAGAAATAGGAGGATAATATGCCACTCACCAAACTAAACTCAGCAAGTGTCATTGATAGGCTTCCAGTTGGTAGTGTGTTGCAGACAGTTAATACTAAACGTGATGGCACAGCTAATACTACTCCAGCCTCTGATTTAGTAAATTACACAGATACTGGCTTGTTTATAAGTATTACCCCAACATATAATAATAGTAAAATTTTGGTTTTCGTATCTACAAATGTTGCTTCTCAGAAAGCAACAAGTGGAAATGTAGCTAGGTATGATATAAGATTAGTAAATAATGATGCTAGTGAAACGGCTTATGAGAATCATTATACTGGAACTGACCATCAAACTAGTGGTAACCTTTCACTAATTGATAGTTTTCAAGGTTATTTTAGCCCTGCATCTACAAACTCTCAAACTTATAAAGTGCAAGCCAGAGTAGCAGCAGGTGCTTCAAGTCAAGCTTCATTACTTTTTTTGAATTGGTATAGTGGTTCTTTGCAATCAATTACAGCTATGGAGATTAAAGGTTAATGAAAATGGCAATAAAACCTGAACTACAAGTACAAATGGAACTTGATGCCCACGAGAAGGAGTGTGCCATAAGATACAAAATGGTAGAAGATAAACTTCATGCACTTGATAAACGTATGTGGAGAATAGAAGCAATGATAATGGCAAGTACTATAACTGTAGTTGCTCTAATGATAAGTATAATAATGAAATAGAAAGGAACAGGGATGCTTGACCCCATATCAGCTTTTGCTGCAATTACTGCTGGGCACAAAACTATTATGGGTGCAATAAAAATTGGTAAAGATTTAAGCTCCCTTTCCACAGCTATAGGTAAATTTGCACAAGGAGAAGCTCATCTCCAGCATGCAGAAGCCCAAAAGAAAAAGAGTAGGTTCTCTTTAGCAGAGGATTCAGCCATAGAAAAGCACTTTAAGAAAGAAGCTCTAGAAGATATGCGTAACGAATTGCGTAGTATTTTTTTACTTTATGGAAAAGCAGGACAATGGGAAAGATTACAAGGTGAGATTGCCCAAGAAAGAGCTAGGATTAAGAAAGAACTAGCTGAACAACAAAGAATAAAAGATAGAAACTTAACTATAACAGTAGTAACTACTATATTAATACTAGGTACAGTAGCTATTGGGGCTTGGGTTAAGTTCCTACAAGGAGGTTTTTAATGTTCAAAGCATTAGTTATAGCTTGTGCTATAGTAAACCCTCAGATGTGTGTAACATTTGAAGATACTATGGAAAAGTTAGAAACAGAAAAACAATGCATTGAAAGAGTTTATGAAATGCGTGAAGATATCTCACAAGAGATGCCTCACTTAAAACCTATGAAATACAAATGTATTGCATTACCTAAAGGGAGATTCACATGATGTGGGTATGGTTAAGTATATCTAAGTTCTTTAGCAAGATTGGTAATTACTTTTACACCAAACATGTTAAAGCTTTGAGAAAGAAACAACATAAGGATGGTAGTAGATAATGGACAACATGATACTAGATGCTTGGAATGACCTTTCGTATGTAGAAGGTGTTCTATTCACAATATGGTTATTCGTACTTTACTATGGTAAGGTATGGGTTGACTCTAGATTTAGAAGGAAGGACTGCACATGCTTCAGACGTTAATAGCACCAGTTGCTTCACTACTAGACAAGTTTATTCCTGATGCTGACACAAAGCAAAAGATTGCACACGAGATTGCAACTATGTCAGAAAAGCATGCACAGGAGTTAGCTAAAGGTCAGCTAGAGATAAACAAAGAAGAAGCTAAACATAGGTCACTCTTTGTTGCAGGTTGGAGACCCTTTCTGGGTTGGATACTAGCAGCTGCAATGGGTTGGCATTTCGTATTTGCACCTGCTACAATGTTTGTATGTGCATACTTTAACGTACCAATACCAGCTTTACCAGTGTTTGACATGGATAGTCTTATGACTGTTCTACTTGGTATGCTTGGTTTAGGTGGACTACGTACTGCAGAAAAAATAAAAGGCATAAGTAAATAATGGAAATAGAATTAATAAGTATATTCTTACAAGTATTAACACTCCTAGCTGTCTGTGCAAACACAGCTATTAACATAGTATATAGGTTGAAAAAATGAGTCTTTACGAAAATATTAACAAGAGAAAAAAGATGGGTACATCAAGACCCAAGTCAAAAAGTACAATATCAGCTAAGTCATATGCAAACATGAAGGCTGGATTTCCTAAGAAGAAAACAGACAAATACAAAAAGAAAACATAATGACAGCAGATAGAAAAACAATAGATAAACTACACGAGGAGGTAACTCAACAGTTACTTCTACGTGTACGTAGTGGAGAAGCAACAGCTAGTGAACTATCAGTAGCTGTTAAATTCCTTAAAGATAATGGTGCTTCTTTAGATGTTATAATGTCAGACAATCCTATGGCTAGTTTATTAAAAGAACTACCATTTGATGTAGGAGAAAAGATGCAATGAGAGAAGCACCTAATGCAACCTTAAAACATATTAATGTAATTTTAACAGGAGGTAACTGGACTAAGCTAATAGATGAAGATGTTAATCGTACTTATCTAATGATACAGAATGATGAAGATTCTCACACTGTTGAAGTAGGTTTTGGTACAAATACAGTAGCTCCTACACATGGTTTTAAGATTGAAGGTGCAACTTCCAACAATAAAATATTAGATGTTACATTTCAGTTTAACGTAGCTCCTATCAATGCTGTATGGGCTAAAGCAGAAGATGCACATGACCATCCTTTAAACGTGGTGTATGATGACTAACATTCCAGAACAATTACATGATTTTAGAAACTTTACATACTTAGTATGGAGTCACTTAGGCTTACCTGAACCCACTCCAATACAGTATGACATAGCTCACTATCTACAGAGCAGTCCAAAACGTAGCATAATAGAAGCTTTTCGTGGTGTAGGTAAGTCTTACATCACTGCTGCATACGTAGTACATCAGTTACTACTTAACCCTGAACTAAAGTTTATGGTTGTATCAGCTTCTAAAGCACGTGCAGATGACTTCTCAACATTCACACAACGTATCATAGTTGAGCTACCCATATGCCAACACCTCGTTGCTAGAGACGGACAGAGGTGGTCTAAGATAGCTTTTGATGTTGCACCAGCCAAAGCCTCTGGAAGTCCCTCAGTGAAGTCCGTAGGGGTCACAGGACAGCTAACAGGTTCTAGAGCAGACATAATCATTGCAGATGACGTAGAAGTCCCTAACAATTCTATGACTCACATGATGAGAGAGAAGCTGTATGAGACTGTTAAAGAATTTGATGCTGTGTTAAAGCCTGATGGTAAGATTATTTACTTAGGTACACCCCAGAATGAGATGTCTTTATACAACATACTACTTAGTCGTGGTTATGATATGAGGATATGGACTAGTCGTTACCCTACTCTAGAACGAGCAGAGAAGGCTTATGGGGGTAGGTTAGCACCAATCTTGTATGATCGTATGCAAAAGGAAGAAAAGGCTGTGTATGGGCTTCCTACAGACCCTAAGAGGTTTGATGATGAAGATTTACTAGAAAGAGAGCTGTCATATGGTCGTTCAGGTTTTGCATTACAGTTCATGTTGGACACATCTTTAAGTGATGGTAACAAATACCCACTCAAGTTGTCTGACTTAATCGTATATAGCTGTGACAAGGACACTGCTCCTGAAAAGATAGTATATGGTATTATGAAACCTATGTTAGACATTCCTAACGTAGGACTTGCAGGAGATAAGTTCTATGCTCCAGAAGATACTATTGGTAGGTTAGACTATCAAGGCTCTGTATTAGCTATTGACCCCTCTGGTAGAGGTAGTGATGAAACAGCTTATGCAGTTGTTAAGATGTTAAACGGATACTTGTACGTTGTAGATGCAGGAGGAGTAGCAGGAGGTTACTCTGAGAGTACACTGCAGCATTTAACAGACTTAGCAAAGATAAACAAGGTTAACATGGTACTTGTTGAGAGTAACTTTGGTGATGGTATGTTCACAGAACTACTTAAACCATACCTACTCAAGACACATCCTTGTACATTAGAAGAGGTTAGACATAGTAAACAGAAGGAAAGTAGGATCATTGATACCTTAGAACCTGTTATGAACCAGCATAGGCTTGTAATAGACCCTAAAGTAATACAAAAAGACTATGATAGTGTACAGTCTATGCCACCTGATGTAGGTATGAAGTACATGTTAACGTATCAAATGACACGTATAACTAAGGTAAGAGGAGCATTAGCCCATGACGATAGGCTTGACGTACTTGCTATGGCAGTCCAGTACTGGGTTGACCAGATGGCTGCTGATGCAGATACAGAAATCAGAAGCAGAAAAGAAGAGCTACTGGAGTTAGAACTAGATAAATTCATGTCTAACCTCAACGTGAGCAAGGAAAAGACTGTTCAACAGGGCTGGATACAGTTCTAAAGTTACAACCAAGATAGACCCCCTTTGACATTAGTATAACTATAGCTATGTTAAAGGGTGTTATACATTGGTTGAAAATCAGTTTGACATAGTTTAGTACTTCCTGCTGCTGCTAGAAGTTAAAGAATGTGTGTCTATTTTGTTAGAAAAATCTGAAACAGTATTTAACTTAGAGGACTGCCCCAAGTTCCCCACACGCACGCAAAAAAGGCTCACGTTCCTTTAAATATGTTCAACATTCTGCATCATTTTTAGGCATTCTGTAACGCATTGTGACAAATGTGCAACATGTGTGACATTTCTGCAACATCTTTGTGTCTCTCTCTATCTATTTTTGTTGTTACTATACTATACAAAAAAAACCTTTTACTTAAAAAACACCAGCTGGTAAAATAAAACCAATAAAATCAATGACTTAAAAAATAATTAACTTTTTT